TCAGCAGCATCAACAGCATAAGAAGCACCAGAAGCAAAATAAGCAGCAGAAGCAGCCTCAGCACAAGTAGCCATGTAAGCAGCATAAGCAGCCCTATAAAGAGCATAAGCAGCAGCAGCATCAGTAATATCATTAGTACGAGCAGCTTCATAATTACTCTTCAACTCTTTTTGGTTCACTAAGTCATTGTTTTGTAGCCATTGTATTACTGGTAGGATGTGTGGATTAAGTTTATTCATTGTTAACTCCAGTTGAACTTGAGAAGCCAACTGGATAAGCTGGCTATGTTATGGGTTAGAATAAGGGTTAGGTATGGTTTGGCATTTGAGGCGTTATAGCAGCATTATTTTTGCCAAATGTAAAAATCAGGTAAATAGTCCAAAGTCAGAGAAAAGTCTTCTTTAAACTTATACTCAACAGCAATTACATCCTTGCCTACGTAAGCGCCACTAGCTCTATTTCTGTTACAAGCATCAGCATTGAAGGTTACAACTTCTATATCCTCATCCCGTATATGCTTGTTAGGGAAGTCCTTCTTAATCTCGCTAGCTAGATGGTTCATCAGCTCTATGCTCATTACTAGCTCTACAGTACATACTGTGACTTTATTACGAGCAGGTGAGAAGTACTTGTGTAAAGATACATTCATGGCTCATTACTCCCAATCTTTGGTTAGGAAAGCAAACATAACCTCATCAAGTGTTCTGACGTTGAGTTCAGTACCATCCCACAACTCAGTTACTGTAACAGGATGTCCTTCGTAGACAGTTAGGCTTAGTTCACTACGTGGGTCTTCTGCGTTTACATCATAAGTCTCAAGATACATTCTTCTTAAATGTGCTTCATTAACGTGTGTTTCATTAGCGTGTTTCATGATAGGTTCTCTTAGTTAGTTGGTTGATGTCGTATTACGTTGATAACGTCCATAGATTTTTTAGTTAATAAGCTTAGGTCTTGCAGCTTTTGCAAGAACTCAGTCATGAGACTATGCTCAGTAAGAGTAAGCTCAAGGTCTTTTGCTGCTTCGCTTAAGCGCAGTCTGTTATTGTTGCTGATGTAGACTTGGTTCTTTGTGCTAACAGTAAGCTCACCTAAGTCTAGGTTTAATTGCTCTTTGAATTTTGCTTTAAATAAAGAGTGTAAGTGGATAACAGTGGTAGTAGCAGTCATGATAGGTTCTCTTAGTTAGTTGATTGATACCTCATGCCCGTTAGGGCATTTGTATGGCTATATGAGAGGCTATCTCATAGGTGTGATTGTAAGGTAAGCCATTAGCTCTACCCGTCAAGGTAGAGCCGTATAGGCTAGTTGTTTAGTTCATTTATTAAGAGAGAGTTGAGTTTGTCTGTAATGAGCTTTTTGGTCTCTGCGCTTACATCCAGATCTTCCGCATCTTGTATGCGACTAAGTATCTCATCGACTTTGGTTGTATTAAGCACTTCATTAAGTTCATCCTTGGCCTCTTTAGTTGCTTTAGAGTATCTGTCGAAGTCTGCAGCAAAGTGAGAGATGATTGAATTGACTAGAGTGGATAATGTAACTAGTGATTTTAAGGTGGCTGTGACAGCTTTGAGCATTGGTTAGTCCTCTTGCTAATAGGTTGGTTAAGTTTAGTCCCAACACCCGTTAGGGTAGCGTACAGAGAGCAGGGGGGGGGTATCTCGGTGTGATTGGCTAGGTGTGCCCTATATTAGACCTATATCCATATTATATAAAATTTACCAACCTTTTCCCTGAATGCGGTATCTATTGCTGAGGCGCATAATAACAGCACTTGGCTCAAGCGTAAAGCTCATCCTTGAGCTTCAGGTACAACCTACGTCCTCTAAGGTGTTGTATTGACGTCTACTAGTCCCATAGCAGTAAGTGCAGAGATTAAAGAAGAAAGTGCCGTACCATCAGTCAGGGAGCCAGTTACGGTAGGTTTGCTAGTAGGAGCACTACCGTTGAACCCTATTGAACCAGATAAACTAATAGTACCGTCAGCCTGTACTGCAAAAGTTTCTTGGTTAGCTATATTTAGGATTGAAAGTATTTTTTCTGTATCAAGCGCTCTATCATTTTTAAGCTGAAGTTCGCCAAGTGAGTCAGTTACGCCAATTTGTGGTTGCATGCTATTTTGATAAGCAGCACCTAATGTTGTTGTTGATGAAGTAGCCCCAGATGCTGCACTCTCGCCGAATTTACCAGCAGGTATAAATTTAGCTCTTGTTGAGTCCTTTAAAGTAGATGTATTACCCCCTCTAACTACTAAGTAGCAACGTAATAAGAAACCAGTTAGGTCATCCGACTTATCAAAAGCTTCACTGAAAATAGCACCTTCAGCTTCAGCTAGACTATTATATCTGTCTTGGCCAAAGTGTATTGCGAATGTGCCGCTTGATCTTTCAATGTACACTCTTTGTATTTGCCATCTATTGCCAGCAACTGCACCATTAGGACCAGCAGCAGTGCTAGTAACGCCATCATCATAAACATTTGCAATAATTGTATCTGTGAAAGTGTTAAAGAAGCCACCTGCAGGGTTTCGCCATACGTAAACAAATGTAAATCCAGTAACAGGCAAGGCTTCTATAACGTTAGGGTTTTTACTGTTAGATTGGCTACTAACACCGCCAAAGGATACTGCGCCACCAGATATATCAAGTTTCATGTTAGCGCCATTAGGCGAAATGACGTTACCTGATATATTCATAGTGCCAATAGCAACATATAAATCATAGACACTCGCCGCTAAGCGAGAATTTAATACTGTAGTAAAATCATTAAACGCCGTTATGGTTGTTAGGTCTGGATGACCAACACTACCAATGACAGCAACGTCTCTTGCTGCTTCATAGAAAAATGGCGTATTAGACTTAACTACTTCCCCGTTTATATCTATGCCTACAGCCGTAATTAGCTGACTACCTAAGTTAAGGGGGTCTTCGCCAACAGAACCAGCAAAGTTAATGCGTTTAATTCTAGGGTTCTCTAAGTCAGTGTAATCTGCAACATCAACTACACCCGGCGCAATATCAAATTTTGCTGCGTTATTTGCGTTAATGGTTTTTTCGCAGCCACTTACCCAGCAGCTAGAGAGTGAGCCAATAAGTGAATTTATAAATGGTTCGCCAATCCAATTTTGCCCATCAAGCCTAAAAAAGACTACGCTACCTATTTGAATAGAGATGTTATTTACTACAACTATGTTGGTAGAGTCAGGCGTAAGTGAAACAAAAAAAGAAGTTGCTCCATTAGTAGGCAAAGCTATTTCTTGGCTATTGCCTGTTGCGGTTGTAGTAATAGCAACGCCTGAGTAGGCATTAACAGTTTCTTGTGTGGTTGCAGCATCTTGCGCAGGGTCCGTAATAGCCCAAACTCTAGTTACTCTGTTTAATGCCTGACTCTGGCTTGACGTTAGGCCTTCTCCTTTTACTGGAGGTAATTGATAAGTCATTATGCTACCTCGCTGCTTGAGTTAATTTCGACTCTATAATGGCTTGCGCCAGATACACCGTTGAAAGTAACTTTTATGTATCTGAGGGGTATGGTAGTGTTTGGTCTAGGGTAAACAGGGTTACCTAGAGTAATGGTGCCGTCAGATAGTTCGGCATAGTCAACATTATTTTCGCTACCTTCTACTGTAACAGTGCCAGTCATACTAGCTAAAGGTACAGTGGCATTACCATTTGCATCATTTGCAAAACTCATATTAACAAAAGTATTGTATTTGACGTCATGGCTGCTTTTTACAATTGCTTGTGTTTCTGTTGTGTCGCTGACGGGATTGAATTTAGGGTTACCTTCAATTTGGGTAGGTATGTGTACTGGGTTATCTTTTTGCATAATAGGCCTTCACCTTGTCCTGTTAAAATGGCATGAGATAACATAAGTCTACATTATATTTATATACTCTTCTATTTAATTTGGTTCAGTTAAAGTAGCCCCCGTTGGGGGCTTATTTGATATGGTTTAAATTAAGCAGTTACGCACCAGTCTTCGGCTAGTATATCTGTCTGGCTAGCAACCCACGGAACAAAGCAGTTATCGGCAGTTTTCATGCCTAACCAAGCTCTTTTGTTATTGGCTGCATCAAGTACTGCAGGAGTATTTACATCGTAGCAGTTCTCATCTACTAAAGCCACGCACATGTTTTTGCCGTTCCAGCCTTTACGTGCGATGCATAAGCCTTGCTTAGCTAGCTCAATGGCATGACCAAAAGATAACTTGCCTGATTTACGATAAGCTGCTTCAAATACTTCTATAGGCGACCAAGAAATATAATTTTTATGGTTAGGGTGATTAGGTTTACCGCCATCAAGGTATTCAACTAAATAGCCTTTTTCGTAACCGTCTTCATTGCAAGGTAACTGCCAATCGCGATAATCGCAATACTCTTGTTTTGTCATTGCTATAGCTTTAAGTTGTTTAGTGCCAATATAGCTGTTCATATTATTTGGATTCATAGTTTTTCCAGAAAGGTGAGTTTGTGTTAGTAAGGTGTGTTTTAATAGAGTGCGTTAGGTAAGTGTAGTACATAAGTTTTATCCTTTAGTTGTCAGCGGCTTGAAGAATACCATATAATACCCATAAATCAAATGCTTGGAGTTAACAATGGTTCAACTAACGGAAGATCAATTTAAAGCCGCCTTACCTACAGGTATGCGCAAGAAAGTAGACCCTACCATATTGAATAATATAAATAGGGTATTAGCTAATTCTGCTGTCGCAGAAGAACTCAGAGAAAACATAGTAGGTTTTTCCAGTGTACTTAGAGAAGGCAAGTATAAACTAGAGTCGTACATTAATGCGGTTAAATACGTATCTTACCGTATGATGGGGGATACACAAAAGCAGAGTTATGCTAAAACATTCCCTGCTAAAATGGGCCGCTTTAAAGTAGTAAACGCTAGCGACAAGGAAATTAGTAAATACGTAAATATATATAACAAAAGTAAGTTAGTACAGGCAGTACATGAGCAATCACTTATTCCTACCCATATTCTTAATGCAGACGTTTACCAAAGAGCCATCAATGTTCAAGTGTCTTTGATGGAAGATTTGAAAGTAAGCCCCAAAGTAAGAAGTGATGCTGCTAATAGCTTACTTAATCATCTAAAGCGCCCAGAGGCGCAAAAGGTAGAGCTAGATATTGCAGTAGACAACACTTCTATTATTGCAGGCTTAAAAGAAGTCACGGATAACTTAGCTCTTCAACAGCACCAAGCTATTACGCACGGTATAAACAATGCTAAAGATATAGCCCATCAGCGCATTATTGACGTTACTCATAAGGACATTACTAATGAGCAAAGTTAGTACATTAGAAGATTTAATTAATGAGGTTAATTATAGTTATCTTAATAACGAATATAAGCCTTCAGTAGCTGCACTACAGTTTCTTAATTTCATTAAACTAGTAAATGGCTCAGAAGGCGAAGAGAATAAATCGCCAGTTATCCATTTAGATATGATTGATCATGCTGCTACATATGATGATAATCTTTTTGTTAGTTTTAGGGGTAGTGCAAAAACTACTGCCTTACATGAGTACATGTATCTCTACTTAGCCACCTATGGTACGTTTTTTGATTTTGGTCGGGTTGATGTAGCTATGTATATATCAGACACCATTGATAACGGTGTTAAGAGTATGCGTAAAAATCTGCAGTTTCGTTGGGAAAATTCAGAATTTCTACAGCAATATGTGCCCGAAGCTAAGTTTACTGATGTAAGGTGGGAATTTATTAATGCAGATGGCAAGAAGTTTTGTGTTAGAGGTTTTGGGGCAAGTACAGGAGTAAGGGGTTTTAAAGAGTATGGTCAAAGACCTACTTGGTGTGGCTATGACGACTTAATGTCTGATAAGAACTCAGAGTCTCCTACCATAACAAGAGATATCAAAAATATTATTTACAAGGCTGCTAGGCAAGCCATGCACCCTAAAAAACGTAAAATAATTTGGACGGGTACCCCCTTTAATAAGAAAGATCCTCTCTATTCTGCAGCAGGTTCAGTAGGCTGGCATACTAAAGTTTATCCTATCTGCGAAAGGTTTCCTTGTACTCGCGAAGAATTTAAAGGTGCTTGGGAAGATAGATTTTCTTTTGATTTCGTAAAAAAAGAGTATGATACTTTACTTGCCAACGGTGAGATAGCATCATTTAACCAAGAATTGATGCTTAGGATTGCTTCTGAAGAAGATAGATTGATAGCTGATGCGGATATAAATTGGTTTAGGCGAAGTAATTTACTTGCCAACAGACATCAATACAATTTTTATATTACAACGGACTTTGCTACAAGTGAAAAAGAGTCGGCTGATTATTCTGTTATTAGCGTATGGGCCTATAACAATAAAGGTTTCTGGTTCTTAGTTGATGGCGTATGTAAGCGCCAGAAAATGGATAAGAATATTGATGATTTATTTAGGCTAGCACAAGAGTACTCTCCGCAGGCAGTCGGTATTGAAGTATCTGGGCAACAGGGAGGATTTATCTCTTGGATACAAAGAGAAATGCTTGACAGGAACCAATGGTTTTCTCTTGCTTCTAATGGTAATAACTCAGAGCCGGGTATAAAACCAAACACTAATAAATTAGTAAGGTTTCAGACAGTAGTTCCTTGGTTCAAAAAAGGTCAATTCTTCTTCCCTGTTGAATGGAAAAATGAGCATGAGTTAATGATTGAAATGGAAGAAGAGTTATCTAATGTCACGCTACAAGGATTTAAGTCTAAACATGATGATGCAGCGGATACAGTATCTATGTTAGCTCTACTTGATACATGGAAACCTTCAGAAGCTGCTTTACAAAAACAAGATAGCAGTGGCTTATGGGAAGATGAAGTAGAAGAAGATGTAAACGATAGACTCAGTTCTTACATAGTATAAATTACAAAGGTAAATATATGTTGTTATCTAGAATATTTGACCAACTTGCTACTGGTGAGTTGGCCCAACACAAGTACGGTAAGTCTGGTACAATTGAGTCAGCGGATTACCCTGCTTTAATTAGACATACTAATATGGCTTTAACAGAGCTACATAAAAGATTCCCCTTAAAAACTAAAGAATTAAAAATAGCTCAGTTTTCAGGCATTAATTTGTATCGTTTAGATATTAAACATGCTATTAGTAATACTGGCTCTAATGAAACTAAGTACATTGTTGATAGTGAGGATGATCCTTTTTTAGATGACTTAATTAAAATTGATGCTGTTTACGATGACCATGGCGAACCAGTGCCTTTGAATGATGAGGCATTAGATAGGTCAGTATTTATGGCAGGATATGATACAATACAGATACCGTTCTCAGTAGATGGTTTAAATATTTACGTAATATATCGTGCAAAGCATGCTGATATAAGCACAGCTAGTTTACCCGGCGAAACTGAAGTGGACATTCCTAGTACGCTATTAGAACCTTTATTGAGTTATATTGCTGCTAGATGTTATTCAACATTAAATAGCCAGTTAGGCAATACAACTAGTTCTTTTTATTTTAGTAAGTTTAATTTATATTGCGGGAAGATCACCGAAGATAATGTCCTCAATGAGGCTAGATCAATGACCAATAACAAATTGCACTATAAGGGGTTTCCTTAATGCTACCATCAACAGCCACACCAAGTAACGTATTAACTGTGTCAGAACAGAGCGATGTATCTAAAGTAGCTGACAATATAAGTAAAGTCACTAATGTATCTGCTGCCATTGATGCAGGTAAAATTGACCAGATTATCGCAGAAATTTCTGCTATTGCTGACGTATCTTTAAATATGGCTAACGTACAGCAAGTAGCTCAAGTAAAAAATGCTGTAGACACAGTAGCAGACAACTTAGCTACCTTAGAATCTGTAACTGCTGAGCTAGGAGCCATTGGCAACGTATCTATAAATATGGGCGCTTTGTTGTTAGTGAAATCCCGTATTAATGACTTAGTTAATATTGCCGCTAGCCTTTCAAATATTGACTTAGTTGGTGATAATATGGCTGGGGTATTGTCAGTAAAAGAAGCCATACCTGAGATTACAACAGTACTTGCTAATTTAGATGAAATTAGGGATGCAGCTTCTATTATAACAGGCGAAGATGCTGCTAAAATAAAAACTGCTAATTCGCTTATTAGAACGCAACTCTTAATTATCCAGCTAAACCCATAAGGACTCATTATGTCAACAGAACAAGAACTGGCGGAATTAACTGCCAGTACCACAGCCCTAACAGTAGAGGTTGCGGGAAAATCCGCAGCACTGACTGCAAAGGTAGACGCTGCTTCTGCTTCTGCTAATGCAGCCAGCACGTCAGAGTCTATTGCAGACCAGCACCGTATAGATGCACTAGCCGCTAAAGATGCTTCATTAGTCAGTGAAGTTGCAGCAGAGCAGTTTAAAAACGAATCTAAAAACTATAGGGATGAGTCTTTATCTTATCGTGACCAAGCGGAAACTTTTAAAGACCAAGCCGAAATATTTAAGGATGATGCTGAATTAGCTGCCCAAACCTTTTTGCCTACGTTACAAGACACCTACGATAACGGAACCTCAATTTCTATTAATGATGCAGATGGCAGCGTAGTTTTGAAAAGTTCTAGGAGCTCAAATAGTTTAGAAATTTTTTCTTTGAAGGATACTGCAGGCTTGCAGCAACTTGCCATAACAGGTGGCGGAGATATACTTTCAAATTCGTCAGGTAAAGAGATCTTTAAAGGGATTGGAAACAATAGCCTAGCCATTGCAGATGCTGCATCTACGGTAATCATAAACGGAAACTTAGTTGTGTCCGGCACAACTACTACGCTGGACGCAGAAAATGTCAGTGTAAAGGACAGAGTAATCACCATAAACAGCGGTGATGCTGGTCCGGGAGTGACAGGCGGCAGTGCAGGCATTGAGGTATACAGAGGACCTACAACCCCTAAGTATACGTTCACATATGAAGAGAGTACTCAGTCTTTCAAAATAGGTGAAGAAGGTAATCTGCAGCCTGTAGCTACCCGTGAAGGAAGTCCTCTAAATAACGCGGTAGCTACTTGGGACGCAGTAAATAGCAAGTTCCGTACAGATGCAGGCCTAACTTATCAAAGCGGAGAGCTAGATGTTTCTGGTAACGCTGTAGTAGGGGCAAGGCTTGTTGGGGGAGTAGGGGCATCAGAGACAGGAGGAGTTTTAGACTGGAACGATGCTTCAAATTCAACGTCAGGGAGTGGAAATACTCTTTTGAGCAGCACTGCTGCAAACAAACCCCCCAGCAGTGTATTTTTCCATCCATTTACTTTTGAATACTCGTCAAAAGATGGGACAGGGAACGTAACACAATTCGCAATACCTTATGGATACAATGTGGGTATCAACGAAGGGATTTATTTCAGGGGAAGATTTGAAGGCACATGGTCTTCGTGGGCTAAATTAGTGTCGGAAAACCTTTCTGGAAATGTAGGCATTGGAGTAATAGGTGCTGACAGCAAGCTACATGTGCAAAGTGGTAACGCTGGCACCGTCTCAGCTATAGGCAGCACAACCCTTACTCTAGAGAGTTCTGCCTCTAACTATTTAAGCATGCTTTCGCCAGATGGTAGCGGTAGAGGGATAGTTTTTGGTAGCCCGTCAAATAGTGCACAAGCAGGCATCTACTACACAGGCACATCTTCGGATGAGCTTCAGTTCAGAAACTCAGGAAACCAAACTAAGATGTCTTTGACCTCTGAAGGTAACTTGGAACTGCTGACAGGAGGAAAAGGTGTGGTGCTTAAATCCCCTAATGGAACACGGTACAGATTAAGTGTGGATGATTCAGGCAACTTAGTTACAACGGCTGTATAACAAGACACTTCATCGACGAATTAACTACTTAGTTGAATAACTCAGTCCTGTTACGTATACTGCCCCTAAACGCAATTACATGTCTAGGGGCATTTATTATGGCAGATCCAATAAGCAAAAAAAGAAATAATACTAGTAATACAGTGGCTGAAAACAGCATAGCTATAGCCCAACTGGCACGATCAGTAAGTGAACTAGCTGCACAAAACAAAGAAATGAATGATAGCTTGCGTGAAGTAATTTTATCTAACAAGTTAATAGAACAAGAATCTATAAATAGATTAGATTCCTTAACCAAAACAACCGAAGCAATAAATGAGCAAAATGTAATATTCTCGGGTAGATTAGATCTTTTAGAAAGAGCAGAAGAAAGGCGAGTTGGTGCTGAAACTGCTAGATCCAACGGACTAAAAAAAGGTTTGGGTATTCTTACCGTAGTGCTATCTACAATTGCACTAACACACAACATATTTAAATAGCAGGCAGTGAGAAAGGTATGGTAACAGTCACAGGACAACTTACAGACCCTATAGGTAATAACATACCTAATGCACAAATACGTTTTACTGCACAAAAATCAGCAGGCAATACACCTAAAACTTCTGAGGGTGTGTTTGTAACAGATGCGTCAGGCAATTATAACTTTACCTTAGAAGAAGGCACGTATTTACTTGAATGTAATGTCACGGACTATTTTGCTATAACGGGCGTTGTGATAGTAGATAGTGGCACACCTGACCCACTAGATTTGATAGCCCTAACTAAGTACTCTACTTCTGTTGATACGCCAACCGTAATACCTGAAGATCCTTCATGGATCAGCTTACATTCTGCTGCTAGAGCGGAAGAGCAAAGAAGTAAAATTGACCAGTTATCCCATACCACCAACTACGTAAATGACACTAAACATCTATGGGGAACCAGCATGGCAGAAGGGAATGTCATGCATAATGTCGGGGCAACCTCAAGGGTGAACCAAATCAATGTGTATGAGGACCCTAACCTAAATCAGTCTATTCAACAGACCCATCTTGGTTCAACTAAGAATGCTTCTTTAGTCAACAGCAATGAGTTGTATGATGCATCTAATGGCAATGTTCTATTCGACAGCGTTTATGAATTTACTGGACCAAACGGCTCGTACAAAGACAACACTAGTTTTACTAGCGGGTTATCCTTGTCAGAGAGAGAAACATTGTATGGTGCAAATGGCCATACAGAATCAACAGTGGCAGATGGTATAACAATTAATTCAAGCAAAGTCACATCACTGGCCGAAGGCCAGTACACAATAGAACGCAAAGAAGATGTTTCTCTTGAGCTGGAGTATAGAAACGATTCCAACGCTTTGGTTAACAAGCCTAACATAACCTTTGATAACTTTAGTGAACTTAATGCAAATATTCATTATGGTAAGTTATATGAAAAAGGGCATCTACTACTAGATGCTAACGATGAAGCTCAATCTGAGTATGAACGAGGCATCACTGTTTATAGCAAGAATGTGTATGAACGCCATACTAATAACGGCTTTTCTACTAGCATAGAAAAAAATCCTGACATATATAATATTCTTAGTGCTAACGGTGACCCAGTATTTGAAGTAGACACCGTTAATAAAGAAGTTACCCTTAATGCAAAGCTTGTAGTAACTAACCCTGAAGATTTTAGAGGCGAAGATGGGGATACCATTTTTGAGGTGTTTCAGTACTCTGCAGATAATGGCGTAGCTGATCCTTGGCATGATGTGTTTATACCTAACGTGGATAAATGGAGAAGATTCGCTATTAGTACTAATGGTGTAATTGGGCCTTGGTCTGTAGGCATTAATCTATTTGCTGAAGATGGTGCAGACGGTGACACCATCTATATTGCTTATCAATATAATACTGTCGCTGCTGCCGATGATCCGGGTTGGCACGACATATTTGTTGATGGTGATATTTGGAGAAGAGAGCGAACTATCAAGAATGGTAGTCCAATTTCTGGCTGGTCTTCGGCAGGTAGAATTATTGGTAGCGACGGTGCAGACGGTGAAATAACTGCCATTGCTTATGAATATTCTATTGATGGCCTGTCTATTTGGCATAGCAATTTTTCTACTGGCGATCACTGGAGAAGAGAACGAGTAGAGTATTTTTACACTGTCCAAGACAAGCTAAATGGTATTCCTTACTTCACTACCCCATGGAGTGCAGCAGCTCAAATAGTGCCAATTAATGGAGTAGATTACGGCTATAAGAATGCAACTATAACTCTATACCAAAAAGTGAATAGTAGTCTAACCGCACCAGCAGGACCTACAGGAGAAATTGATTATAACTTTATTACCTTGGCGCTAACTGAAAAAGATGCAGGTGCATTTAATGGGTGGAGCCCTTCAGTTCCTAGCGGACAAGACAGTTTATGGGTAGCGGTAGCATCCGTTTATTCACTTTCAGATAATGACGTTGTAGCAGCAAACGAGTGGGTAATAGAATTACTTGCTGCTGTGGGCACTGATGGAGCTACAGGCACCTATACATCGTATATTTTTATAAATTCATCCAGTACTCCCCCGAGTACTTTATTTGCTCCTGGTTCTTATGACGGGGTTTCTGAGGTTTATCCTCAAATTAGTAACGGGGTTTTTTATACGGATGATCCTACTCCAACAAACCCCGGCGAAACTACTTATGTACGTATAGGGAAATACCTGCATACACCAGCAACAGAACAAGCTCCTGAGTCGTGGGATATTGATACTTCAGTGCATACCTCTGGTTGGAGTCCTGCAGTGCAATTCTCTGGCAATGATGGTTTAGACGGTAACTACCCTAGTTTTGTATACCGTAACTCAGTAAACCAACCTACAGATATTGATGCAGACTCTGCTGTGGTTAATAAAGGCAGTTATGATGGCACTAATGAAGTTGAGCCGGACCTATGGACAGATAATAATGTATCTCCTGTTGCGCCTGAAGTAACTTGGGTAAGTAAAGCTACTTACTACAAAGAAGATGGTGTAGTTCAATGGCAACGTGTGAATGGTTGGAGTACGCCCGTTAAATGGACTGGCGATCATGCGTGGAATACTAAAACAGTATTTCTATACTACGTTGGTACTTCAGCCATAGCCTTACCAGACAACCCAATCACATACACTTTTGCAACAGGCGCCTTATCAGGAAGTTTAGACGGATGGAGTGAAACAATACCTGAGAATATTGTTGCAGGAGGTAAAATATGGGTGACTTTTAATACTGCTTTGAGCCAAGGTGCTACAGATGTCTTAGATGTTAATAACTGGGCTACTCCAGAAGTATTTTCTCAGAATGGTATTGATGGTGAAGATGGTATTGACGGAGAGCAAGGTGATCATGGCTCAGGCAGCTATATAATATTTACTTCTGCGAATGAAACTACGACTAGAGGCTTTAACCATACAAACAACTTTATAGCTGTAGCGGGAAGATCGCCTCAAAATAGAGATATCCTCAGTTATGTAAATGAAACTGCAGCACAGTCCTTAAGGTTCCGTTTAGACTTTCTTTATGATGGTTCAAGTTGGACTGAGTTCGCCAATGTAATTAATGGCAACCAAATTGTGCACGGTACTATTGCCGCAGTGCATATAGCCACTGGCTCAATAACTGCAAATAATATAGCTGCAGGCACTATAACCGTGGATAAAATAGACTCAAACATAACATTTGAAGAAAGTGCTACTTTTAAAGGCAATGTTACTTTAATTGGCAGTTCACATATGAGAATATCGTCAGCTACTTCTTTTGGCAGTTCGAACCAATTCATAGAATGGTTTGGTTTAAAAAACGTAGATAGTAACGGAAATCCTATTACTAGCTCATTAACTGAATCTAATGCTATAACGTATTTAAAGGCCAATGGGGATGCTTATTTTGGCGGCTCACTCTCGGCAGGAACTCTCAAAAACGCTGCTACAAATACTCAATTAACGCCTTATGGGGCTAATTCCCATCCTGTTGAAATTGGGCCCTTTAGTACTAATGGTAATCCTAAAAACGTGATAATATCGTGGGTATTAGAAGCGTATGCTGAGACTCCGGGTACTTGCCCAGCGTCAGTTACACAACCTAGCCTAGCATGGACACTCGAAAGATCTATCGCTAGCGGGGCTTGGCAAGTGGTTACTAACGGTTCGTTTACGGGCAGTACTACTACAGAGCAAGAAGTAGGCATATGTGTTTCAGAAGAATTTGCTAGTGGTTCCGCTACTTACACAGATAGTACAGCTTCGACTGCTAATTTTTCGTACAGAGTTCTTATAACTAGCTATTCTCGTTACCACGGGACATCTGGCGTAAATACGCAAAAGCTTACTATCCTATGCACAGAAGAGTAATTTATTTTAAGGGGACATTATGACCATACAAGTAACAGGCACACTTACTAATCCTTTGGGTTTGTCAATACAAATAGGTATACGAGTCACAGCAATTAATAGTGAAGTTGCCGTACAGGGCACTCAAGGAATTTTAACTACTCAAGTAGACGGCACTTATAATTTTAATTTAGTTGAAGGTATGCATAGCATAGAAATACGTAATGCAGGAGAATACGAAAAGAAAATTAATATTATAGTTACTTCGCAAACACCTAGTGTTATTGACTTGCCTACTCTTTTGGCTGATCATACTGTTATAATTTAAGGAGCCAAAAGATGCATGACTTAGTTCAGCCAATTGATATAGACACTGGGTGGGAAAATCCACCTAAAATAGCGCAATTAAAAGAAGATTACACAGCTACTGAAAGCAGTCATGCGGTTATGGTGAGTAAAGTTGACGGATGGTTACACAATCTAAACCCTATTAACTCTAACCAAGCCAGTTCTAGCAAACATCAACCTTTTAATGTCATTAAGCCTAGTAAAAATGATGGTCGTTCTAAATTACAACCAAAGCTTATACGTAAACAAGCTGAGTGGCGCTATACTTCTTTATCAGAGCCTTTTTTAAACACCCCTGACATCTTTAAGGTATTGCCTGTAACTGCAGAGGATGTGCACTCTTCAAAACAAAATCAATTAGTATTAAATAACCAGTTTAATAACCAACTAAACAAAGTAGCCCTCATTGATAAGATGGTTAGAACAGGTGTAAACGAAGGAACCGTAATTCTCAAAGTATCATGGGAAAGCATTACTACCAAGGTAATGAAAGAGTATCCCATTTATGAGCTGGTTCCTGCACGCACTCAAGAAGATGTGCAACTACTACAAGAAGCTTCTCAAACTGACCCTAGCCAACTGCCTGCAGAATTACTTGCGGCAGTAAAAGAGTCTCAGTCAAGTGGTAAAGGTTATGTGCCAGTGCCAACAGGCCAGATGGAAGAAGTAGAAGAGGAAGTTCAACTAAAGAACCAGCCTGCTGTGGAAATTTGTGACTATCGTAATGTCAGGGTTGACCCTACATGTAACGGTGACATCGATGCTGCAGAGTTTGTTATATACTCCTACGAAACAAATTATGCCAATTTAGAAAAGGCAGGTATATACAGCAACTTAGAGCATATTAAAGATGATAAGGTCAATTCTGTCATTGGCTCACCTGACCATGAATCTTCTTGGGCAAAGGAAGGCTTTAAATTTAGTGATGCTCCGCGTAAAAAGTTTGTTGTAACTGAGTACTGGGGTTATTGGGATATTGACGGTACAGGGGAAACTAAGCCTATCGTTGCTGCTTGGGTTGGTGATGTCATAATCCGTCTTGAAGAAAATCCTTATCCAGACCAAGAACTACCTTTTGTAATTATTCAGTATTTGCCAGTTAAAAATGCTATACATGGGGAGCCTGATGGCGAACTTTTGCTAGATAATCAGAAAGTCATTGGAGCGTTGACCAGAGGCATGATTGACTCTATGGGCAAGTCTGCTAATGGTCAAACAGGGGTAAGAAAAGGTTCGCTAGACGTCGTAAATAAACGCAGATTTGAGGCAGGAAAGGACTATGAGTTTAACAGTGCAGGTGATGCGCAACAAAGTATTTACCAGCATCAATTTCCAGAAATACCCATGTCAGCCTATACTCTACTCAACATGCAAAATAACGAAGCTGAGAGCCTGTCAGGGATTAAATCTTTTTCTAATGAAGGCATATCAGGAGCAGGCTTAGGAGCAACTGCAGCAGCAGCTAACGGTGCTTTAAGCGCCGCTGCAAGAAGAGAAATGGGCATATTAAGGAGATATGCAGAAGGGGTTAAAGCAGTAGGTCGTAAAGTAATTGCCATGAATGCTGAATTTCTCTCTGAAGAAGAAGTTGTGCGTATAACTGCTGAAGAATTTGTGCCTGTAAGACGTGACGATTTAGCAGGTAAATTTGACCTAGAGTTACGTATCTCTACTGCGGAAGCTGATGAACAAAAAGCACAAGAACTTTCCTTTATGCTTCAAACTACTGGCCAAGCTTTTGGGCTAGAGTTTACTAAAATTATACTTGCTGAGATTGCTGAGTTACGTAAAATGCCTCAGTTGGCCAAACAAATAAAAGAATTTTCTCCGCAGCCTGATCAGCACCAGCAATTAATGCAACAGTTGGAATTGCAAGAGAAACAGGCTGAAATTGCTAAAATTAAGGCAGATACGCAAAAAATACTTGCAGATGCTGCTTTATCGGGGTATAAATCTGATAATATGCAGGCTGACACTGACAAGAAGAATTTAGACTTTGTTGAGCAGGAAGCTGGTGTAACTCAAGAAAGGGATTTACAGAAACAAAGTGCACAAGCACAAGCTAATATAGATTTGGAAGCCTTTAAAGTTTTAACAACTCCAGAAACACAAACAGCCCAATGATATAATCACGGCAATAGGAAACATAATGATGCAGCATGAAAACGAAGCACAAGAAATTGAAATTAGCATTGAAGAACTTAAATCAAAAATTGCACTGGCTGATCACTTAGAAGAGCTAGGTAAGAATACCGCGTTTAAAGCATTAATTGATCAAGGTTATTTTGAAAATGAGGCCATAAAATTAGTGGCGCTAACTGCACATCCGCTTAACGAAGTGCACCAAAAAAGCCTGCAAAACAAAATGTTGGGTATTTCTTCTTTAAAGATTTACCTCAGTAATGTTTATAACGAAGGCCAATCAGCTAAAGCAGCTCTAGCTGAATACGAGCAAGAGCTTGATGTAGCGAATCAGGAGCGCTAATATGGCCGATCGTTTATTAGACCTGTCCGATGAAGACTTTTTAAAGTCTTCTGTCGGCGACTTTACTGCTGAGGCTCCTAGTGAGCCAGCAGATGCTAGTGAAACAGAAAAAGATCAAGCTCCTACAGATGCACAGCCTGAAGAAAAAACTGAGACAGAGTCTTCTGACGATGAGAGTGATGACGTAGATTCGGACGAAACTTCTGGTGCTGATGCTGAAGACAGTGAAGAGCCTTTAGAAGAGGCAGATGAAGCAGATGAAACAGAAGAAGCAGACGCAGTAGAAGAAACTGAGTCAGAGCCTTCTGACGATGGCACTGAAGAATCTGAAGAGCTTAACGACGAATCTTTAGAAAGTGCTGGTATGCTTGCCGAAATTATGGCTCCAATCAAAGCTGGCGGCAGAACGATTACTCCGAGTAATCCTAATGAAGTTCGTCAGCTTATTCAGATGGGCGTGGATTACAGCGATAAAATGCGAGCCATGAAGCCGCACCGAAAAGCATTAAAAATGCTAGAAAATAATGATTTACTTGATGAAGGTAAATTGAATTATGTAATTGATTTAGTAAAAGGCGATAAAGGAGCTATTGCCAAATTAATGGCGGACAGTAAAATTGATGCCGATAGTTTAGAAGAGGTAGACCTTAGTCAGTACACTCCTAACGAGCACACTGTTAGTGATAATGTTGTGGCACTGGATGATGTTGTTGATCGTATACGTAATACAGAATCATTTTCAACCACAATGGCTGAAGTCACCAATAAATGGGATGAAGCAAGTAAAACTGCGGTAGTAGAAAATCCTGTTTTACTCGAACAAATTAATACTCACGTTTCCAATGGCACTTATAATAGTGTAATGAATGAAGTTGAGAAAGCAAGGCTACTAGGCGGACTTACTGGATTGTCTGATTTAGAAGCGTATAACAAAGTAGGCAGTATGATGCAAGACCGTGGCGACTTCAATGTTCAAGAGACACAAGCCGCTCCGTCTAAAGTATCAACTAAACCGAAAAGTGTTAGTACTACGGCTACGCAGGCTAAAAAGCGAAGAGTTAGCCCTGCCAAAAAAGCCAGTCCTGTCGCTAGCAACCCAAACACAAAGTCTGTGATTGGTTTAAGCGATGATGAATTCATGAAAAAATATGGTTAAACGGGAGTAAATTATGCCACTAAATGATAATGGCCAAGTACGTTATAACGACCCTTTAGGGGGCACACCATCTGATTTTGGTCCACAGGTCCGAACAGATTACTGGCATAAAAAAGCATTAGTTGAAGCAGTGAAAGAGCAGTATTTCACTCAGCTAGCTTCTACTAAAAATATGCCTAAACATTACGGCAAGAAAATTAAAGTGTATCACATAATGCCTTTACTTGATGATCGTAATATTAATGACCAAGGTATTGATGCTGCTGGTGTTGTCAGTGCCAATGGTAATCTATATGGCTCAAGCAAAGACATAGGTACCATCACTGGCAAAATTCCTTCATTGACTGAAACAGGCGGTCGAGTTAATCGGGTAGGTTTTACTCGTATTTTAATTGAAGGCGAGATTGAAAAACAAGGTTTCTTCATGGATTTTTCTCAAGAAGCTTTGGATCTCGATTCGCAAGATGATTTATACGAGCATCTTTCACGTGAGCTTATCAATGGTGCTAATGAGATCACCGAAGATATGCTGCAGATAGATTTGCTTAATGCTGCTGGTGTTGTGCGTTTTGGTGGCGTTGCCTCACAAGACAGTGAAATTATTGGCGAAGGTCCGGACATCTCTGAAATCAGTTATAACGACTTACAGCGTATGTCGATAGATTTAGATAACAATCGTACGCCTAAGCAAACTCAGATCATCACTGGTTCGCGTATGGTAGATACCAATACTATCAATTCTGGCCGTATTCTCTACTGTGGCTCTGAAATGATTCCTACATTTACTCGCATGACTGATTTTCACGGTAATGCTGCTTTTGTCAGTGTTGAGCACTACGCTCATGCTAATGACTACAAAAAAGGCGCGAATATGATTCACGGTGAAATTGGTAAAGTAGGTGATTTTCGTATTGTTGTGGTTCCTGAAATGATGCATTGGGAAGGGGCTGGTGCAGCAGTAAGTAGCAACGGTGGCTATAACGCTACTGGTTCTAATTACGATGTCTTTCCTTTGCTTTGTGTTGGTAGCGAATCTTTTACTACTATCGGCTTTAAAACATCGGGTGAGATGGTTAAGTTTAAGATTATCACCAAAATGCCGGGGACTGCAACTGCAGACCACAATGACCCTTACGGTGAAATTGGTTTTAGTTCTATCAAATGGTGGTATGGTTTTATGGCTTTACGTCCTGAGCGTATTGCTGTAGCTAAATCAGTTGCACGTATTTAATAATTACAGCCTAATATGACAAGCTCTCTTATTGAGAGCTTTTTAGGTAAAAACACCTAGATAATGAATCCCCTTAAGGATATATATAATGACTGATGAAGTTGAAGTATTTAGTGAATTAGATTCGCTTAAACAAATTGCCACTAACATAGGCATAACCTATTCCGGTAATATCGGCGTGGAAACGTTAAAGAAAAAAATTGAAGAAGCCAAAAGTAAGGTTGCAAACGAAAAAAGTTCTTCAATGATTAGCCAAGTTAATGCCCGGCACGCTGATGTAAGAAGCGAAAGCACTAAATTAGTACGTGTACGAGTAGCTAATATGAACCCCGCAGATAGAGCACAAAAAGGTGTTTTAATCACAGTTTCTAATGCAGCAGTAGGCACTTTAAAGAAGTTTGTGCCATTTAACGTAGATTTTCATATTCCGCAGATTATGTACAATGTTATGAAAGCTAAAAAGTTTCGCGTAACCGAAACTGAAAAAACTTCTTCAGGCCGAAAAGTTACTCGAAATATTTTCCAGCATGCTTATAGCATTGAAAAGTTGACTCAGTTAAGCAGCAAAGCATTGAGTAACTTAGCCGATGACCAAATGAAACGCGGAGCAATTGACTAAACTTAAATACTGCACCAAGTCATCTAGGTGAGTCAATGTGCGTTGGCTCACCCTACCTACAAGGGATTCATTATGGCCACCCAAATTTCAATCAATCAAATAACTGATACTACCGTAGATGGCACAGGAACATTTGATGTCCTTATGCGTTCTATGAAAGCTCATCTTAGTGAAGAGTTTGACGCAGGTCGTATTGTGGGCGATGAATACGCCAAGGTTTACATGAGCATGCTTAATAGCACCATGTCTCAAGCTATCCAGTTTGAGCTTACTAAAGTTCAGGCAGGGTTTGCTGCAGATATTGCAGAAGAGCAGGCTAAGCAAGCTGAAGCACAAACTAACATTATTACAGCTACGCAAGATGAGCAGATAAGTCTTGCAGAAGAAGCATTAAAGCAGTCTGTGAACCATACTGATATAACTGGGGAACAGAAATTACAAGCAGTACAAAATACAATTTCTACTACTAAACAAGCATTAATTAATACTGCTCAAGAAGCAATTGCTACAGCTACTGTTGCAGACCAGATAGCTAGCGTGGGTAACCAGAAAAAAATTGGAGATGCTCAGGTAACGCAGGCAGAGCAAAATGCGATTATAGCCACGAACCAAGCTGAAGTATCTGGCGGCACTAAAGCTAACTTAATCACGTTATCTACAGAGCAGTTGAGCCAAGCTGAAGCACAAGGCAGCATATTAGACCAGCAATTATTGTTGGCCACAGCACAGCAGACAGTAGCTACTGCAACTACAGATGAGCAAATAGCCCTAAGGGAAGAAGACCTTAAACAGGCTATCGACAACACAGATATAGTTGCCCAGCAAAAGCTACAGTCAGTACAAAAAACTACTATAGCGACTAAGCAAGCATTACTTACTACAACTCAGGAAGAAATTGCCAGCGCTACTAAAGCAAATCAAATTGCCATGGTAGCGGAGCAGGTAGTACAGCAACAAATTCAAGGTGACTTGCTAGATGAACAGAAAACCCAATCTATCAATGCTTCTTCAATTAGTGGAATAGAATCTGATATAGCTACGGCTACTAAGGCGGACAGGATTGCCATGGTAGCGGAGCAGGTAGTACAGCAACAAATTCAAGGTGATTTGCTAGATGAGCAAAAAGCGCAATCTGTTAATGCCACCTCAATTAGTGACGTGCAGTCTAGTATAGCTACTGCTACTCAAGTAGCTCGTACTTCCTTGGCAATATCACAGACTAACTTATCGCAGGCTGAAGAGTCAGTGTTGGCTCAACGTATCTTGGTAGAGACGCAGAATGCAGTACAAGCAAGTAAACAAACTGACCTCATCACAGACCAATCTGATATTTCTACTGCTACTAAAGCCAACCGTATAGCTATGGTAGCAGAGCAAGTTGTTCAGCAAGCAGTCCAAGGCAACATATTAGACGAGCAAGCTATACAAGCTTCCAATGCCTCTGTAGTAAGTGCGAACCAAGTTGATATATCAACGGATACTAAAGCAGATACTATTGCTATGGCAGCAGCACAGACTGATGTAGCGGAAGAACAAGTCACCACACAAACTAATCAAACTGCGCAGGTAGTTGCACAAACTCAGAATATAGTTGCAAATACTGCCGTGTTACAGGAAAGAGGGGGATTTAGATAATGTCTTTAAGCGTAAGAGAACTCACTACAGGGGAAGTAGAAGGTTCTGGTATATTTGATGAATTGATGCGTACAGTCAAGTCGCATATTGATGAGCAGTTAAGCACAGGGAACATAACTCAACAAAACTACGCTACGGTTTATTTAGGTAGCTTAGAGCGAGTATTGCAGGTGTCTAGCGATTATTTATTAAAACTTGAGCAAGTTAATCAACAAGTACTTTTGCAGCAAGAACAAGTCCTACAAGCTAAAAAACAAAATGAGTTGCTTGAGCTGCAAAAGATTCAGGCAACCACAAATAATGCAATTGCCCAATATAACCTAGATAATCTATTACCAGAGCAACTAGCATTGGCTGTAGAACAGCGAGAATTGGTTACTCAACAAAAAGCTCAGTCTGTTGCTCAAGCTAATTTAATTGTAGAGCAAAAAGCTCAAGTAACAGCACAGAAGAATCTAACTACCAAGCAAGAATCTTTGGTTGATGCTCAGATACTTGACGCAGAAGATAAAGTTAGGAGTACGCCAACAACTGGCTTAAATTTGGCTAATTACGATAAGACTGTTGCCGAGAAGAATTTAATCGCCGCCAGAAAGCAAACTGAAGACGCTCAGACTGTAGGTACGTTAACAGATAATAACGGCATACTTACCAATACTGTAGGCGGTGTGTTAGGCAAGCAAATGGAACTTCTTTACACGCAGAAAGAAGGTTTCTTGCGAGACGCAGAGCAAAAAGCAGCCAAGATACAAAGTGATGCCTTTAGCGTTGCTCACTCAATTGAGCCTGCTGGCCATGCACCTACAAGCTATGGCTTTGGTCCTGTCGCATCTTCCAGCGTAATGGCCAAACTTAATGCTGGTATAAACGTAACGTAGGGTGCTGATGTGTCACTTTTTAGTCGAACCAAAACAACTTACCAATCATCAACTGTATTAATATTTGATGATAAAAAAGGTCTGGTTAAATCTACTGTATTGGCATCCACAATCCAGAACCAGAACATAGCAGAAGCTCTGCAGACTAACTTAATTAATGGTATTATGGCTCAAGGAAGAGCCATGTATGCCTACGGTAAGAGAGGTGACGTAAACCCAGCAAATGGCTATTACTTAGGCTTACCTTCAGGTAGTAAAGCTTATATACCTACAGGCATGCAGTCTACCATTAAGCTCATTATAGAGGCTGAAATAGGTAGTAAAATATCACTTATAAATTCTTTCCTTGATAAAAATAATGCTGCTCACTATGCCCATGAGTATATGCAAACCAACTATGGTTGGGATGCTGGTTCAAATATTGTGTCTAATCCTCCGTTTAATTCAGGAGGTGCAACGGTTACTTTTGATTATGCTGAAGTAGTAGCAGACGACATTATCAAAATATTCTATGCGTATGGCTCCCAAAGGCATGAGCAAGAATTATCTGTAACAGGACTGAGCGAAGAAAAACTCTATTATTATGCTACTTACTACTTAGTAGATAATCGCGGTCAAGTTACAGGAGAACCCCTTTATTGGAGATACAAAGAAGATACTGAAGTACATTACCAGTTAAATGTGGAAGATCCGTTAGAAGATTTAGTTTCTCCTTACTACCCTATAGTGCCACTAAGACAAGATAAAGTTGACTTGACTTTGCCTGCTACACGCAATGAAGCGGAATACCAAAGCAGTAAACAATGCTTACGTTATATAGGCGTAAACATAGATGACTTAGTAGATAGCGTAAATGATAGCCCCGACATTGGGTCTGTAGACCATGCCTACGTTATGCTGGGCATTGATGTAGCAAGTGAAAAAGAAAACTCTAAGCTATATTTATTTGAGTTTTTTAACGACTTACGTAGCACCTCCAGTACATATAAAACTGATTATGATTATTGGTTTGCGCACGAGCAAAATAATACTACACCGCCAGTAAATACTTTAGTAGTGGCTGATGCTAAATATCGTATGGAACTATCGTGGAACTATATTAGCAGAGACTTGATGAGCGGTAATATTGCTGCAGTTGGTTCAGTGGTAACAGCCATAGCCTCAGGTAGTTCTATTAATAATCCTTTGTATAGTTACCCAACTTCCACCTTAATAATACGCAAGCAGATTGATACAGGTAACTATATAGAGTTACAAATTAAGGGGTTACAGCACCTTAATTATGTCTACGGTAGTAATGCGGTAATGACTACGCTGGAAGAAGCTTTTAGCGGTGATGATGAAAAACAGAATTTTATTATTCCACTCAATCAGTTTATTGCTCGTAACTTAGGTACCATAAAATCTTACGATTTAATGTATGATGCGATAAGAATAGTATTTAATAGCAAAATAGTTACTAAATTGAAGTGGTATCAGACCAACTTTTTTAAGCTTGTGGTTACTATTGTAGCTATAGCTATTGCAGCTTACGGTTACGTTAAAGGAGGTATGGGTTTACTTGCTGCAATAGGCATTGCAACCATTGAGTCGCTTATTTTAAGTGCAGTGCTTAATAAGGTAACTGTGCAAGTTGCTGACTTGATAGGTGAAGAGCTGGCGTTAATACTGGCGATAGTAGCTACTGCTTACCAAGTTACAATTAGCATTGAAGGTATTACAGCCACTGGAACATCTACTTTAAGTATGTTGAATGCTGCTTTATATGGCACAACAGGTTTAAGTAGCCTACGTGCACAGGGTAAGCTAAGAGACTTGCAGAGAGAGATGGATGCATTGAAAACTGAGCAGGAAGAGTTTGATGCGCTGTATGAGACTCTACCTGAAGATCCTTTAACTACCTATGGTATTGGTTCAGAATATACTTTTTCTTTTGATGTTGTTGCAGACAGCCCAACGAGTTATTATACCCAAGCTATTCACACGGGTAATGTTGGTATTTTATCAGTAGCTGCAACAGAATATTATGTAGCTAGTCAGCTTAGACTAGACTTACCTTATAACCCTATACGAACACGAGTCTAATGAGGAATATTTTATGCCTTATAATTTTTTACAGTCAATCATGCCAATGAACACTCTAGCGCAGCCTACAACAAAGAGCACAAACTTTTTAGGCATGCCTAGTGCAGCACAAAATACTGGCATGTTCCAAGGCTATACTGGCCCAGATTTTAATTATTATTCGCTTGATCAGGGCAACAATTTTTTAGCTAGTAATCAGGCAGCACCTCAAATACCTTCACCGCCTTCAATAGGCGGGATGCCTGATACAATGCGTTTTGCAAATACCAGTAATTATGCTGCGCCAAATTTTAGTTACCCTTCGTTTGACCAAGGTAATGATTTCTTGGGCGGTAATAAGCCAACACCCCAAACAGATTTCTTCGGTAACATTACAGGCACGGATGTAATGAACTTTGGTTTTGGTGCAGCTAAGACTGCATTAGGAGCTTATATGCAAAACAAGCAAATCGGTCTTGCAGAAGACAACTTAGCGCTTAATAGGGATAAGTTTAATGATGTTAAGCAAGAGCGTCAGCTTATCAGAGATTCCATTTCTGAAGCCCGTAGAAAACAGGCAATGGGAGGTTAATAGCAATGGCTAGACCTATTACATTAGACAGCGTATTACAAAATAACTTGTTAGAGCGTCAAAAAGCAACGGGGGAGTTACTTGCGCCTACTACTAATGCTGCACCTGCAGTAGCAAGTAATCCTATCAGCTTACTTTCTAGCGGGCTGAACCAAATGCAGCAAGGGGTAGGCGGACAGTTTACTAGAGCTGAGAACCAAAATGCCCAAGATACTTTAAACAGACTGGCTCAATTGGACGCAGCAGAGCAAGCAGAGCAAACTCAATATAATAGAGGATTGGATACTTTTAACCAAGAAAGTTCTCTTGCTGCACAGGCCTTAGCCAAAGCAAAGTTTGCTCAGCAAAATAAAACTCAAAGCTTATCTGATGCCTCCCAAAAAGCAAGAATTGATAGTATTAAGCAAGGCACAGCTTTGACAAGAAGAAAGTTTGACCAAGAACAAAGAGAAAAAAAGGAAAATTTAGTAAAGGCTAATTTTAACGCAGACTTAGATAATAGGTTGTATGACCTTGTTAATCCTTTGCGTAATGCTCGTGCAAGCAATCAAAAATTAGCTCAACAAGCAGAGCAGTTAGGTTTAATATATGACACTAATACTAAGCAATTTGCAGATCCTACAGGCAACACTGCACCTGCACTTATCGGTAGTATTAACTCTAGCCTAGTTCAAAATGATTTGACTGGTGCAGGCGTAAAAGCAAATCTGGCAAATCAGCTTGATGCTTTAGAAAAAGCAGGTAGAAGCACATTTACTACAACGGATGACCTATCTTTAGCTGATAGAAATAGGCTCAGCGAGCAACTAGTTAGTGAGATAAGCTCGACTTACCAGTTAGATGCTAATGAAGAAAAAGTACTAGCAGGTAAGATGGGAGGTATAGAAGCTAAAAGATCATCTGCTCTTAAATCTGCAGGACTAGACCAAACAACTCAATTAATGAATGAACTGCAAACTTTTAAATCTATGGTGGAAGAGGGTAAAACAGTGCCTAATCCTATTGTAGAATTTGTAAAAGGTTTGCCTGAAGAAGTATCAAATAGAGGTTATGTGCAGGAGCAAGTAAAAGATGCTATAAATACTTTTAAAGATACTAAAAATGGTCGTGATTTACCAGAGAATTACTTAAATGTTTTGCTTCATAAAGTACTCCCTACTGCCTCTGTAGGGCAAACTCCATGGTACTGGAATGATGTTAATAACAACGAATTGGACAAAGGAAAGCTTCTTAAACGTATGCAAGATGAAAGCGTTCGTATACAAGCAGCGCTAGATAAGTTTAATCAACGAGATAAAATAAATAGGAAATATGACACAGAAGCACAAACAGAGCAATTGAGGGTATTCGCTAAGTCAGGTATCATAAGGAAATAGTCAACTTAATAATTAAGGACCTTTGTCCAAATGAGCACTGATTTTCTTACTTTAACCTCTAGCATAGATACCGCACAAAATGAATTTATTGATGACCCTTCATCTTTATTAGATTCTAAAAGAGAAGCAGTTAAAAATGCTGCTGTAGATAAACAAAGCCGACTTCAAGGAAGTGAGTCGGTATTCTCACTCGCTGAATTCGATAAGCGATTTCCTTTTGCTACTGCAGCTCAACGAATGGAATTCAACCAAGAGAACAACCTCAGGCAACAAACACTCAATCAAAGTAACATAGTTCAGGATGGTTTAGTTGGCGCAGCTCAAATGGGAGTATCTATTGCTGAGACAGCACCTGCCTTGGCTAAAGCATTTACTAGTCCTGCGGATATCGTCAGGGGTGGTCGTAGTGGTTTTCAGTGGGTAGCAGATAAGCTAGGTTACGGAGATAGCTTTCGTGAAGCCGTTACGCCAGAAGAAGGCGGTTACATTGATAAACTGAGTAAAGACCTTGATTCCATGGCTCAAAACGACCCCACAGTAAAAGCCATCAATACAGTACTGGACCCTATACTTGCAGTAGGAAGCAGTATTAAGAAAGGACTTGGTACTCTAAAAAGCGATGAAGGTAATGCACGTAAGGTTCAAATAGCAAAAGACATAGCTGCTTATGAGCAAGGCATTGATGACGCTTTGCCAGATAATGCTACCCCAGCTCAAATACGTTCTGCCGAGTTCGCTAAAGCCAAATTTGCCGTAGGACACACAGGAGTTAGTGGGGTAGTAGAAAGTGCTATTGAAACAATACCTTTAATTCTTAAGGTAGCTTCTACCGCCAGCAAGGTTAAAGAACGAGAAATTGAAACTGCAGGCCCTATAAGCAGTGAAGCGCTAGAAAAACGTATTGATAAAAAAGTTGGCGCTGCTACTTCAACTGAGATAGGTAAGATTGAAGGCGCATCTAACTTCACTCAGTCTTACGATGAAGTCATGTCTTTGAGCCAAGAAGATTTAGACAAATCACCTGAGTATCAAAAGCTACGTTTAACTATGAGCAAAGAAGATGCCCGTAAAGCCTTAGCTAGTAAAGTAGCTACTCAGGTAGGCAGTGGCTCAGCACTCTTAGGTAAAGCTGCTGCTAAAGTATTTGGTGTAGGGCTAGAGAAGATTGCGGGCGGGGTTAAAACTAAGGCTGCTGGCAGTAAATTAAAGCAAACAGCTATTTCTTCTGTAGGGGAATTCTTAGAGGAAGGTGTGCAGTCTGGCGGAGGCAAAGCATTATCTAACCAAGCCATTAAAGAGAATATTGATAAAGATTTAGACACGTCTAAAGGCGTATCTAGTGCTACTGCTGTAGGGGCAGTAACTGGCTTAGGTAGCTCTTTAATGACAGCAGGAGGCATTAACTTACTTAATTCAGCAGCAGAAAAAAGCTCGGCTAAAGACGCCGAAGGCGTTAACCTAGAAAAAGAGTTGAACAGTACATTAGTGCAAGGCAACCAAGCAGTAGAGCAGGCCCCTAAAAATGCAGATGGTAAAGTAAATCTTAGTGCAATGAGCAAAGAACAAAAAATTGCTTATGCCAAAGCTAAGTTAGCTCAGTTAGATGAAGAAGCTAAAATAGATTTACTTGAGCAAGAAGGTAAGCAATCACCTGAAGTAATTGAACAAGCAAGGGCTAAGCTAGATGCAGCTAATGCAGCTAATTCTTTATTGGGCCAAGACATCATAACTAAGTCTACTGATTCAGATATAGTAGAGCTGAACGAAAAAGCCAAAAATGAAAATCAACTAGTTAAAGATTTTTTGGGCGACTTATCCTTACACTTAAGCAATGAAGATAGTGGTAACGCTATTTCAGTTGAAAGTTTAACTTCTGCCCGTAATACAGCTAAAGAACTTGGAGCTAAAGAAAGTGAACTGGCGTTAATTGATGAGTTAATAGCCGTACGTAAAACTTCGAAAGAGGTATCCGAAGATATTATCATTGGTTCTGAAGAATGGAGAGGTGGCGGGACTTACTTAAATAATGTTTTGCGAGGTATAGCTAATAATGCTCCTGCTTATGTAGCTAAACAAGTAGCAGAAGTGGAGCGGTTCATTAGCCATATGGACAATAAAGTAGCTGCTTTCCAAAAAGCTTTAGAAGAGTCATCAGCTACGGGCGAAGTAGTTACTCCTTTAAATCCTGAAGGTGTGCCATATAAGCAAGTTAATGGTACGGGTGATATGTGGGTCAAGGCAGGTACTTCTGAAAACGTAATTGCTACTATGCAAACTGACGCAAATTCGCTTAAACAAATCGGCGCTACTATCAATGCTGCTGTAGCAGATACTTCTTTAAAAGATACTGTAGAAACTGTAGTTAGTAATTTGAGCGAAACTGTTGAAGAAGATGTGCCTTCTCAGGCAGAAGAGTTAGCCAACCAAATAAGTACATTCCCTAAACCGGATAACATCCCTAGTAAAGAGTTTGCAGATATACAAAAAAGCTTCTTAGACGCGACTAAAGAGGCTAGCGACATACCTGCGGCAATTGAGCCAGTGTTGCAGAAAATCCAGCAGGAGGGGAGCACAGAAGCTTTGGCGGTAGCAAATGAACTAGCTGTTAGCTTGGGCGTATCTCCCGTAGAAAAAGTTGTTGAATTCACTGGTAGTGCAGAGCGTGTTGCTCAAAGAGTACAAAACCTAATTAACTTGCCTAAAGGAACTGATAGCGAATTCCTTGCCGAGCCAGAGGCAATAGCACCTTTTATTGCTAGGGCCAGAGAAGGGGCTAGTAGTAGGGCACTATCAGATGCTGTGAATGACCTAGGTAAAGTGCTTACTGGTGGTTTGGCTGCAGAGGAGTTTATAGACCAGACTCCAGCTAAGCTATTAGATGGTGCTACTGAGCTGCTAGGTAATGCCATTGATGATGAGAACTTTGGTCAGAAAGAGATAACTACTGGGTCAGAGCGTGTTGCTAGTGGATTCAGAAAATCATTTTTTGCTGGGCCAATTACAGGAGGTTTAGCGTCAAAACCTGTGAATGCTCAGTGGTTAACTCAGTACAATGAATTGGCCGAAGAAGGTTCTATAAATAAAGCATCTCTTGTAGGTAATTCCACAAATGAAGATTTAACAGATAATTTTCTAGGCAAGGTAAAAGACAAAGTTAGTAGCCTAGGCCTTTCTTCTGCCGAAGCAGAGCAGTTTACTGGCATGGTAGACGCTTTAGGTTTAGATGGACTAGAAAATGATATATCAGATTTTCTTTATAAGAATGTTTTGAATAAGCTGGCCACTAAAGGCAAGAACGACAAAAAAGCTACCGTTAAGAATACTCCGTATAACAAAGCTAAAAGCGGCTTTAGAGCACTATTCCTGTCAAATGACCCATTGACTAAAGGCATGGATAAAATGCTCAGTAAGGCCTCTGTGTTGTCTATGACAGAGTTTCTTATGACTAAGTCTACAGGACTAACAAAACAATCAGTTATAGCCATAAGCGGATTAGATCGTAAAGCTTCCCCATCAGGCCAATTAACAGACTATTTAGATGAAACTGGGGTAGGTTTTTCAAAAAATAATGCTACCCAGGATCTAGGTAATAATGCTATTGCCATTGCTGGGATAGAATTTAGCGGTAAGCATGCCAATACTAAAAATAGAGTTAGAGATGCCCTTGGCTCAGTAATATTAGATTACATGGTTGATGCTGGCGTATTTAAAGAAGTAAAAATTTCGCGTAATAAAATGTTTCGTTTTGGTGCAAAGAATCCAATTAAAGGCATGCCTAACGTTATTAAATTAAATCAATTTCCAAGAAAAAAAGTTAGTTCAGGTAATAATCTTATTGAGTACAACGATGTACTTTACGTATGGAAGCCTTCAAATAATGCAAATAGAGGCTACTACACCATTGCTACTTTTGAAAATGCTGATAAACATACACAGTTTAAGTCTGTAGATGCTTTGAATACGTACATACCCAACAGAGAACATCCTCTTGTTAAATCCGTTTCTACAAAAGGAGAAGGCTTAAAAAGCAAATCAGGTTTATTTAGCAAGGTATTCGATACTGATTATAATAAGTCAACTCCGTCTATAGGCAAGCCACATAAGGCAGTAAATAAAGCCATAAAAAATGGCGTTAACACTTTAAGTAAGCAAATGCAAAGTGTCGTAGAGAAGGCCAATAAGACACCTTTTTACCTAAATAAAACTATGGCTCAGCATATAGCTGCACTTGGCTCAGACAATTTAGGGCTTATGCTAGGTATGTTGCCTGAGGCAGGTGAAACTATTTTAGACGCAACCAAGGCATTAAATAAAAGTAAAAATCTAACTATAAGACAAGGTATTGATAACTATTATACTTTCTACAGAGATATGGTAGAGACCGTTAAAGATACTGGTATAACGTCTTCGTTATTCGATACGCCTATATTTTTTAACCATAGGGTCATTAGTAATTACCGTCTAACTGTTGATAGTAAAACTTTAAACTATCAAAGTAATAAACAGCTTCACCGCTTTGCGATAAATCTTGAGCCAAGGAAGTTAACTAAAAGCCCTGCAGGTAATACTAAAGAGGAAGTATTATTTATGCTGGGTGTTGCTCAGGCATTAGATATAAGCGTAGATAAATTATCCCCAGAAACTGCTTTATTGCGTGTGCATGAAGAGCTTGATAAGCAGGAAATAAAGGAAATACTAGAAGTAGTACGTAAGCTAAACAAAGGAGAACAGGCAGATAACCTAGATTTATACGTTAATTATGTAAGAGATCTTCAACTAGCAGGGCATCCTGCTATGCATACAGCCATGGGATTAGCTGAATATGTGAAGTATTTAGATGCAGTAGGTAAAGTGGAGGTAAGCTTGCCTATTGAACTTGACGGGGTAAACAATGGACCTATAACTGCATTAGTTAATTCAGTTAAAGATGCTGACCAACTAAAAACTTATCTTTTAAAAGGCGGTATCAGTGATGCTACGGATAGAAGAACTCATGCCCAAAGACTTGAAGCTGGCGTAGTTACTGGTTTATATGAAGAGACGCAAGAAGTCATAAATACTGCTTTAAATAATACTTTGCTTACTGCCAGCGGCACAGATAAACAAATACTTTTAGCTCAGCTACGTTTAAAATCTTTGGGTAAATTAGTTGCTCTAGACAGTGAAGCTCTGACAGTAAGTGTTCATCGCAACGAGACTAAGTCTATTGTGACTGAAGCGTTTTATGGTGCAGGCACTAATTCGCTTGTACGCTCTGACATGGCGCAAATAAAGGCTAATTTCTATGATCAAATGCAGAATATACGTACTAGCCATACTGACGAAAAAGGGCTAACTGACCATGGCGCAGCATTACTCAACTCCCTTAAATCAGATATTCTTGCAATGTCTGCGACGACTGAGTTGGTTGAATATGGTGAAGTAGTTAGAACATTTACTCAAGAGGAGTTAAGAGCAGAAGCTATTAAGAACAAAAAACTTATTGATCGTGCTATTCAAGAAGATAGGGCTAAAAATCCTGAGCATTTTGGTTTAGGGTTTACTTTACCTGAAGAATTAGAGCCGCAGATGTTTATTAACCTTAAGAGTGGTTTTGGTTATTCAGGGGCTAAAGTAGGTGCTTTTAATGCGCATTATTCAGACGCTGTAGCGCACTTTACTTTAATTAGAGAAATGATGAATGCTGTTGCTCCGTTTGCTCGCCAAACTTATGAAAAAGCTTACCAAGAAGCTCTAGACAAAGCAGGCTATTCTGACTACCAAAGCTTATCGACTACAGAAGAAAAAGCTGTACTCAAGTCTGTTATGAAATCTATGCCTACTCTTTCTTTAAATATTCATGACGATAAAGTGGATTACTCCGATGCGATACCTCAATTTAAATGGGCGCAACCAGATGACATTGAATCAGCTTCTATAAAAAGACATTCTCTATCTACTGACCCTTCAGGCATTGTGTCAGGAGGCCAGACTGTTACACCTATTGCATCAGGGGCATTACCTTTGAGTACGCAAGGCATTGCAGATGCTTCAATGATTGCTGGTACTATTGCTAGCGGCCAAGATATCATGCACGTATTTGACGGTATTTTATCTAATACACTGGATCAAGATGGACTGGCGCAAGTAAGTAACTTGGCCTACTTTGAATCTATTTTAAATAATCCCCAATTGCAACTGCACGTAGATGCAATGAAAAGAACATTGGGCGAGGATACCCAGTGGAAAGAAAGCATAGCAACGTTATCTGCAGTAGGCAAAGCAACTATAGTGGATAACATAAAAGACGTGTCTACTGCTTTAAAAGACGCAGAAGGTAACACGTTAAGTTCGTGGGATATAAGCAAAGCGCTAAATACAAAAACTGTAACTAGAAATAAGCAAGTAGTTGCTAGTCCAGAGCTGGAATTACGCAAGTTAAATAAAGACTTAGACATGGCAGAAGTAGATGCTCTAATTGAGCGTTACATACCTACTTTAATTAGTAGAGCGGAAGATGCTGCAGCTCAAATAAGTCTAGTAGAGCAGCTAACTAAAGGTGATATGGCAGTGGATCAGATGGGCAACTTATCAGGCAATCCTACTGTAATATCCGCCGAAGACGGCATTAAAAATTCTGTATTTGCTAGTGCGCCTGATGTAACTAAATCATTGGATGAACAGGCAACTAATACGCCTAATGATTTATTTTTTCCTCACACTAAAGATGACGGACTATCAGAGCACATAACTGCCCTTACTGATAGAGGCACTGGTAAAAATAGATCTGCTACCTCCCGTAGGCTTAATAAGCTCATAGATGCAAGTAATGCCACTCAGGCTTATAAAGACTTCCTTAAAAAAGTTTTAGTGACCTCTGTGTTATCCCCTGCATTCACGACTAAAGGCAGATTCCCTAGGATAGTAATTCAAGACAGTAATGTTACTTTGGCCATGGTTCAGCAGAAAGAAGGCAAAGAATTAAATGAACAAGAACTGAAAAAATTAGAAGGTATTCGCAGAAGTAAGGGTATGTTTGACCCTTCGACTGGCACTATATATTTGCATGAAAATAATGGCGGTATAAACATTGAAACCTTGATGCATGAAATGGTGCATTCTGTATTAGATACTGGCTTAGTTGCTGAGATGAAAAACAACAAGGAGTTTTCTAAATTAATCACTCAATTACAGGCAGATGCTACTAAGGAGATACAAGTAGAGTACATGCCTGAACATGGTTACACCCCTATAAGGTTTTCAGCCAAAGAGCTATTTGCATGGGGCTTAACTAATTTTAAATACGTAACTGCATTGGCAGAGAATAAAAATGAATCTGTAACAGCAGCTAGAGAAACTTTCGCTAAAAAGCTGTTAGCGGCCATCCGAAGAGTTATACGTAAAGTACTTGGCAAGACTAAGTTCCATGAAAATTCTATATTAAGTTTTCTTGTAGAAGCCTCATCAACTATTGCTAAAAACTCTACTGTTGAACCTGATGAAGCTAGCCAACATAAAACTCAAATTTCTTTGCAAGAAGTTGCTGTCTTAGACCCGGAAAGCACTTTTAATGGTCTTTTAGCAATGAGCAACAATACCTCTAAACATGCGGATGAATTATCAAGAATATTTAGAGAAGAAATATTACATCTCCAAACTAGCAAGAATGCTTTACTAAAAGATAAAGCAACTAATGCGATGGAGACCTTAAGGGGGCTGGTGGAGGAAGGTGAGTCAAGTGCTCCTACTAGAATGGATACAGCTTTTGTTATGTCGCCAGCAGAGTCGTACATGTACGATAACTATAAGCACATTATTCAAGTTGGTTTAGATAGCTTTAATATCAAGTCCCAAGAGCTAACTAAGTTATTCAATACTGCAAAAGCTAGAATTACCCCTACAGATTTTCTTACTGAAGGCGATACTAGTCCTGAAGCTATGGCGATAGCGCAAGAAAAATGGGATGCTCTATTTAATTCAGCAATAGCAACAATTAAAAAAGTGCCACGTATTAACAAATTTGGTGCTAGTTACGTACGCACAGAATCTGAGTACTTATCTGAATTTGTTGCCATGACTAAAACTAACGAAGAAGTACGCCAAGTATTAGATAAACGTCTTGACCCTGTTAAAGAAGGTCGTTCAAACAACAAATTATCTAATGTAATTTTTAAGATTATTGATAAGGTGCATGCTGTACTTACGCAATCATTAACTGGCGCCAAAGGCAACCTTGCACGTAAGGTAGATATAGTTTCCAAGCGGCTGCTGTTAAGTGAATTCAGAGCTAAAAGTAAGTTAGAGCAGCGTGCAGTAGGTATGGTAGGCCAACTAGACAATACGTATACCACATACGCTAGCTGGGCTGACGCAGCATATAAAAAAGTGCTTGAGTCTTCTACTGTAAGCGGGATTAAAAGTGCTGCTAAGTCTACTGCCATGGGCGTTGCTACTACTATCAAAGGGACCAGTAATGCTAAGCAGGCTGAAGCATATAGCAAAATATTTCATGAACTACATCACGGGTATGGTTCTTTTATTCCTAGAGTAATTGAAGAAATAAGCCTTACCAATGACAACAATAAGTTTATACGTCGTTTATTCATGGCTAAGAACAGGGCTATTGCTGGTTCAAGGGATGGCGCTATTAAGGCGGTGAGCAATAAAATACATGCAGAATTAGGGTCTTTACTGACTAAAAGCAACTCTGCTCATTACACTGAAGCAGTAGTAAATACAGATTTGTCCGCAATAACAAATGAATTTGATTTACAGCAAATAAGGGATTTATATACAAATCCTGCGAAGTTAAATGAGGCAATTGCCAATTTAGAATCTAGGCTTACTGGTTCAAAAGCAAGTACTGCTTTGATTGATCATGCCCATAGCATGGGCTGGTTAGCCATACATCATAAAGGCACTGAAAACACTACTTTTCCTAATGCAATATCTGCGGTAACTAAATTAAGCAGGGTATTTAAAGTTAATTTACTTGGGCTTGAAAAAGATGTCGATAAGCTAGCAACTTTGGTAGCTATCCAGCAGACTAGTCAAGGAGCCAAGGAGACTTTAGTAGAAGCTATTAAAGTTAATCCTAATGCGATTGCATCACTTATTAATATGCAGGCCGTACAGCGTCAGCAGGAGCTAAAGGATAAGTATCGTGGGGATAAATACGCACAGCTTAAGGGAGGTATTAGTGAAATACATGACCCTTATAGAGATGTACGTATCGTACCTGCGAAAGCTATAGAAGCATTAAGGCATGATGGTTACACTTCATTAGGGGAAATGCCTAGAAACCCTAGTGATACAAATAAAGACAAAATGTACATAATGTACTCCGACATAGGCGGGGCTGGTACTTACCAACAAGGGGCAGTCTCAACAATTATTTCGGATACTCGTGGTATTGATAACTTAGACGGCAGAGGCATAACTGACGGGATTGATGATTACGCAAAAATAAATAAACACGCTAAAACCACAAAAGAAAACTACGAAAAAAGTATGAAGAGTACATCTTCTGTCCGTGGCATTAAGCGAGCTATTGTACAGTCTGGTACGTCTGCTGTAGTAAATAGTAAAGGCGATGTTACGGCGTATAAATACTCTATCTCTGCAGCCCAGAAAGAGACTATGCTTAACGCAGATAGGCGTATTGAGTCTGTGTTGCCTCACATGTACGGAAGAACCATAGAAGCAAGTCACAGTGATAACTATAACAAGTTGGTTAATGACGCTTTGGTCAACACGTATAAGCAAGACTTGGCTCAAGGTAATACAAATGATTATGTGCAAATAGGTAAAAAGGCTAATACCAAAAGAGGAAGGGAAGCGTGGAGAATGTTACCTCCAAAAGCTAGAGCAGATTTGGCAGATAAATGGGGGGATACAGCTTACGTTAGAAGTAGCTTAATGGACCAAGTATTTGGTTATCGTAAAGCTTCTTTAGCCAATGTATTGCGAGCAAATTCAGATTCGCCTCAATGGGCAAAATCAGTAATAAGAAATACTCTTGGTTTATTTATTTCGGATAAGGATTTAATTAGGGGCATTGTAAAAGGCGAGAAGGCTTTGACAGAGATTTCTTCTTACATAAAAGATTGGATTGTAGTCAGGGGACTGGAGGTATTGATAGGCAATGTACTGTCTAACACTGTTCAGTTAGTGCTAGAAAGCGAAGGTATGTCTGTACGTAAAGCTATAGCTTATCAAATGGAAGGGTTGAAGTTAGCTAAAGTTTATCAAGAGAATCAGACTAAAATACGTAGGCTGGAATTTGATATAAGCACTTCACTAGGAGACACTACAGCCATGCAGAATACACTAGCACAAATGCGCACAGAGCAGACGAAGAATGCTGCATCTGTACTTATTGATGCTGGCCTACTTACTGCTATTGTAGAGGATGTTGAAGTAGACACTAACCCTTACAACTCTATTACTAAATTAGGTGATAAAGCCAATTCTTTGAATAATAAATTGCCTGAAAGTGTTCAGTGGGTAACACGCAACTTAGCAGCCAGTAAAGAGTCGGAATGGTATAAAACAGCTTACCAGTTTACTCAGATTGGGGACTTTGGTGCTCGTTATGCTATGTACAAAAACTTAAAAGAACGTAACCAGATAACAGAAAATTCATTAGGTAATGTGATGGATTCCTTTGTTAACTATGATTTACCTTCAAATAAATATCTGCAGTACTTAGGTGACGTTGGTCAAGTATGGTTCTTAAAATACTTTATGCGGATACAGGCTGTTATAATCAAGAACACAGTGAATTCGCCCAGAAAAGTAATGGAACTTATGGCAGCTATTGGAACTTTAGGCGTAGATTTACCTACTTATTATGATGCCTTCTTCTTGTTTAATTCAATCACCAATAAACTTGGATTAATGAATTACGCAGAAAAAGGCATTGATTCTATGCCTGTTTCTCATGTGGCAGAAACGTTGCTTTAGATTATTTATCTTCGTCAGGGTACGCTATAAGTGCCTTGACAATAACGAACGCTACAATGATTGTTGCAAATGTACTTATGACCATAAGCATCACAGGAAGCATAAAAATAAAACCTACTAGCAATATGGTCACAAAGACAGCTTTTATATCTACCCACATAGTAAAGACCCTTTACATAAAGAATTCTACGTAAAGGTTATTAATTGAAGATTTCTGCTGCAGTTCTTGGCGGAGGGTTGTCTGGCTCTTCGCTTTGAATATCA